GCTTTTACAACAGGATCAGTTTGATTCTGTAAAAAGTTTTTAGTAAAGCTTGGTGCACCTGTCTTGGCTGTACGTTCAAATGGTAAGTTTCTTTTCTTAAATACTTCAGCTATACTTCTCGCTGCCCATATCTGTACATCAATACCAGTTTCTTTGTACACTTGCTGTAAACATTGTTTTTCTTCAGCAACTAATTCTTGTTTTAGTTTGTGAGCTGCATCCATATCAACACGTACACCCAAAAATCTCATGTCAACAAGACATGGAAAAAGTTCTGTTTCAAGATTAAAGATGTCCTCTATGTCTTGACTCATAATTTCTTTTTTCATCTCTTGCCAAAGTTTGTATGTTAACACCGCGTCTTGCTCTGCATACTCACCTACATACATTGCAGGCAGTTTATACATCTCAGATTTAGCATCGATGCCCCAATGGTCTGCAGTTTCCTTCAATACAGCCTCATTTTTGCCGATTCCAACGTAATCACGACCCAAACTACCTAAATCGTATCGAAAGCGATTCTCGTCTACGAGAGAGCCAGCAATCATAGTATCTACAATAGTACCTTGTATTTCATACCTTTCAGCCCTTAAAAAGCATACATCGTACATGGCATTGTGAAATATCTTGGTTGCAGGTGTTTTTAGCACACTTTGTAACCATCTCGTGACCATTCCATGATCCATGTTACCACCACCTTCATGACGGATAGGATAGTATCCTGCCCAATCATGCACAGCTACAGCTATACCTACTATGTGTCCTTTACCTGTTACGGATCCAGAGCCCATAGTTTTTAGTTCTGGGTCTTTTGTCTCCAAGTCAATTGCAATCTCATCGTACTTTGATAAATCAGGAAAAGACTCTGGTGGTAACCACTCTGTTTGTGGTTTAAATATTTGCTTCATGAGTAATCCCTCTCTAATATCATTTCTAAATAATGTATTGCCTTCTTTATATCTTGCTCTTTCCCTTTCGACTGATGTCGACAGATATATTTTATAGCATTACCTTCTGCAAAAAGCAATTTGTTTTCGTTTACAAACTCTGCAGGTTGAATTTTAAAAGACTTGTAGTGTTTCCCACCTACCTGGTCCTCTAATGAATTGTATGTTGTACCTTTGAATAAATCTTTGTTTGTCATAGATTGTAAGCTTTCCTTGTTTGTGGTTCGATTATGTATAAGTTTCTTTCTGTTCTTGTGCATGCAACATAGAATAGTCTGTTCATGTCATCAGAGTTTTTTTGATACTCATCAAACGCTGCACCGGCTAAGTCTGTAGTTACAACTACATTTTCTCTTTCATTACCTTTGACACCATGTATCGTAGATATTTTTATTCTAGGATTTTTAGTTAAGTCCTCACCAGAATCTATTAATTTTCTAATCTTTGTTATGTGTTGATCACCTAATTCATCTAAAGCTTCATACCATGCAGCTTCTGTTTTTAGTCCATACTTTTCTTTTAAAGTATCAATGTCATAGAAACCATCTTTAACCATACTTTTAAATAATTTTTTATCCCAATTCTTACTCATCTTGTTAAATATTTTTTTACAATCACTATACGGTAAAGGTATACCTGTTGTTAGGTCATTCCATTTTTGTATGATTGTATATAAATTTTTTATTGCAGGTGTAGAGTTTCTTCTTTGCCAATATAAATTCTTTTCATCAAGTACATTACCTATCTCTGGTAACATGTAGTTAGCTTGTGCTAACACCAGCCACTTACCTTGTTTAAAGTTTACATCGTGTAAAGTATTACATCGTTGCACAGATCCTTCATCCTCTTTTGGTAACCATTCTTTTTCTACTCTGTTTGTAACTCGTTTAATTAATTTGTTGGCTAATGCAAAAGGTTTTTGTGGGACCCTTTGTGATTGATCTAACACAGTTCTCTCACCCTCTAAATTTATAAATGTATTTACATGTGCACCATTCCATTTGTATATAGCCTGGTCATCATCACCTGATATGTATGAGTCTTGTGATTTCTCTTCTATCTTTTTTACTAATCTCCATTGTATCAAACTTAAATCTTGTGCTTCATCAACAAACATAACACGTAGTCTTGGTGCTTCACCACTGTCTAAAAATTTTTCTAGCATGTCAGGAAAGTCAATCAAACCATTTTGTTCTTTATATCTTTCTAATTCTTCTACAATTATTTGTAACTTGTTTAATGATATCTTTGAATTGTTTGTAAGATGATAAAATTTTATAGGATCTAATTCTTTTGATCGTGCTAAGTTTATCATTTGTATATATGGATCTGTAGAATAAAACACACCATCGTAGTCTTCATCTTGCTTTTGATTAAAATCTAATTCTATTTCCATCTTTTCTGATAGTTCTCTGTAGTGCTTTGGTTGCATTACCTGGTTTTTATTTATACCTAACTGATTAAAACAAAACGAATGCAGTGTTTGAAAGTATGGTAGATCGTCGTAAGATAATTTAAATTTATCTACAGCTCTTTGTTTACCTTCTCCTGCAGCATTCTTACTAAATGTAAAATAACCTATCTGATCTGGTGGTGTTGACTCTAAAAAACTTTCTATATGTTCAAGTAATGTATGTGTTTTACCTGTACCTGGAGGACCATAAATTATGTGTCTCATGTTATATGATACCATTTCTTTCCAGCTTCGACATATTCTTCGAATGTTGACTCTCTAAACTTTGCATTACAATTTCTACATGCCCAGTTTCTAAATTGTTTTGTATTCCAATCGTGATCTAAAACTATTTGTGCATCTTCCCTACCACAATGTAAACATACTGTTGGTTTTTCTGGAGTTTTAGGATCTTTATTTAAACTATGTCTTAACGCTCGTTTAGAATTTTCACATATTCTACAAGATCGTTTTAATCTTTTAAGAACTAATTGTTCTTTTCCAACTATCTTAGCACTAGCGACATGAAAGTTTTTTTGATTAAGTATTTTTTTGCACTCTTTACAAGTGTGTTTATCTTCAGGAGTTCCAAGAACTTTGTGCTCTACACCATGCCATTTTCTAATAAAATATTTCATAATCCTAGATGAAGATAAATCCACAAAGCAGTAAACATTGTTATCGCTGCTAAATCCATGGCTGCTATCAATAATTCTCCTTTTTAAATTCTTTTGGTTTGTATGTTTCAATCTTTTTGTCAAATCTAGTTACAACAAATACAGATAGTTTGTGTCTACCCACACGTTTAGTTGTACAGTTTAGATTGTCTTTTAACATCTGTGATGTTCTTTGATATGGCACTTTCCAATGTTTTCTTGATAAATAATTGTTAAAGAAGTTGTCAAATACAAAGTGATGATAACCATCTTTAGTATATGTACCACCATTACGTAGATCTTCGTAATCATCTTTCTGTATTCTGTTTACACAATAGTCTTCTAAATAGTTTCTTAATATATCTTTTGTGCTTGTGCCCTCCGCAGGTTCTGTAATCTCTGCATTTGTTAATAATGTGTTTGTAAGTTTCTTCCAATCATTTGTTTTTAATGTTGGTGGATTTAATCTTAACTGTTTTACACATTCTTCTTGAAACATAGTTTGGTTTGTTAAATGTTTTGCTGAGTCTAGATATAATCTATCACCATCTACGTTCATGTAATAGTATGGCTCCTCTAGGTTAACGACTTGCAGGTCTGTAAGATTAGGAAAGATTATCTCTTGACCTATACCAAACTTTCTAGACTTACATAATTTTTTATCACACAAACTACACATTGGTTGGTCACCACATTTATAACCCCAATCTTTTTTATCATGTTGTTTTGTAATTATATTTACTTCTGTATCCGATAGTGGTTGTTCCATTGCATTTTCGTTGAACAACATAATCTTTGTCTTCCAATTCTCTGGCCATTTAGATTTTGCATACACACCATAATGAAACAATGCATTGTTTCTACCACCTTCACCTATTTTATTTTGCGCCATCAATTCTATACAAGGTGGTCCATCAGAATATGGTGTCTCTGGTCTTTTAATTTCTATTGTGCTGATGTCTTGTTGTTTATATCTTTCGTATAGTTCAAAAAAACTTTCTATACTAGCAGCTTCGCCGCTCTCAAGAAAGGCATATCTTGTTGTT